TTCAAGTAGACGAGCAAGGGCTAATCCACGCCATACCCAAGAAAGGGTTAACCCTACCTAGTGGGCTACATATCCAGTACCCCGGCTTGGGTGAGGTGTTGGATGAGAAGACTGGCAAGACTCAGCTACGCTATTTCTCTAAGGGAATACCCGTGTATATCTATGGCGGGAAGGTAGTTGAGAACCTGTGTCAAGCCGTAGCAAGGCAGGTCGTTGCGGAGCAGATGCTCAAAATCGGCAAGAAGTATAAGGTGGTGTTGACAGTTCACGATGCCGTGGCTTGTATTGCACCAATTGAGGAAAAAGATGAAGCAAAACAATACGTTGAGGAGTGTATGTCATGGCGTCCAAAGTGGGCACAAACTTTACCTCTAGCCTGCGAATCAGGCGTAGGGGCTTCCTATGGGGACTGTTGATTGGTACACTAGGGCTTGCAAAAACAAACCCAGTTCTTTCCATGACGCTAGCCCATTCATACTCAGGCATCAAAGACTACGAAGGTTGTCCACGCAGATACCACGAAGTCAAGATACTAAAAAAGTTCAAATCTAAAGACACTGAAGCAACCATGTACGGCACTGCCGTACACAAAGCATTTGAAGATTACATCCGTGATAAAACACCACTTCCGGCAAGTTATACAAACTACAAATCATTTGTGGAACCCCTCGCCAATTTCAAAGGCGACGTACGATGCGAAGAGAAGCTTGGCATCCGAGCAGACTTTACCCCCTGCGGGTTCTTTGACAAAGATGTATGGTTCCGAGGCATCCCCGACTATCTTGCAATCAACCACGACAAGGGAATTGCAAGGGTAGCCGACTATAAGACCGGCAAGTCAAGTAGGTACGCAGACAGCGCTCAATTAGAACTAATGGCAGCTATGGTAATGATTCACCATCCCAACGTACATACCGTTAAAGGGGCACTGCTGTTTGTTGTAGTTGGCGACATTATTAAGTCTGAGTACACTCGGAAACAATTGCCTGAAATCCTGTCTAAATGGGCTGGCAGGGCTAGTGCAATCGAAGCAGCGGTGGTGCATGGGGTATGGAACCCTAAAAGCTCTGCCCTGTGCAAGTTCTGCCCAGTTACTACATGTGAGAATCACAATGGCAACTAAACGCAATTATGCTGCTGAGTATAAAAACTATCAGGGCACACCAAAACAACTCGCTGCCCAGTCCGAGAGGCACAAGGCTAGACGGGCATACGAGAAGGCTAATGGCACTCTACCTGACGATGTAGACGTAGACCACAAGAAGGCTATGTCCAAGGGCGGTACGTCTAAGTTAAGCAACCTCCGTGCCTCACCGCAATCGGAAAACACTAGCTTCTCCCGCACTAAATCTGGTGCGTTAAAGTCACAAATTTCTAAGCGAGAGCGTAAAAAGTAATGTAAGATAAAACCACTCGGTGCCTGCAGTTGCTGAGTTGTTTCGTTGGATTTTCTCCTCCCCAGTAATGGGTTTGCCCAGTAGCAGTGCTACTGGGCTATTTTTGTCACCTCTATTCAATTTATTATGCAAATCATTGACAACAAAGCATTGGTGTTTAATACACGCAAAGCAAATCAAATCACTTCAATCATTCCTAAGAGCAAGGTGCTTGAGAACAACGGAGACGTTGATCAAGTCATTGTTAACTGGGGCTTTGACGAAGTGCAACTGTTACGCAATCTAGGTATACGTGATGTGCCTAGTCCCATACTGGGACGCTACCAGTGGCCCGGAATGTTTACGCCGTTCGATCATCAGCGTACTACTGCAGAGTTCCTCACACTCCATCCACGTTGCTTTGTGTTCAACGAAGCAGGCACAGGCAAGACCAGTGCAGCAGCTTGGGCTGCGGATTATTTGATGCAACAAGGCAGAGTCAAGCGTGTGCTTGTTGTGTGCCCAGTGTCCATTATGGACACCGCATGGCGATCTGATTTATTCAAGACAGTCATGCACCGAACCGTTGCAATTGCGCAGGGGTCACGCACACAAAGACAGAAGGTCATTGATGGTGATTACGAGTTTGTCATCATTAACTTTGATGGTGTGAAGGTCGTCAATAAAGAGTTGATAGCCGGTGGATTTGATCTCATCATTGTGGACGAAGCTAACGCAGTTAAGAGCGTGACTACTGATAGGTGGAAGTGCCTTGCAACCCTGATTAAACCTGCTACACGCCTATGGATGATGACGGGTACGCCTGCCTCGCAGTCACCGCTTGACGCATACGGTTTGGCTAAACTTGTGGCACCTGATGCGGTGCCTAGATTCTTTGGTGCGTTCCGTGACAAGGTGATGCTTAAACTTACGCAGTACAAGTGGGTGCCGAGACAAGACGCACAACAGATCGTTCACCAAGTATTGCAACCTGCCATTAGATACACAAAGCTAGAGTGCTTGGACTTGCCTGACTTGTTGTACTCGACTCGTGAAGTTCCGTTGACTGCTCAGCAGACCAAATACTACGACGCACTCAAAAAACAAATGATGACTATTGCAGCAGGCTCAGAAATCACAGCGGTGAATGCGGCAGCAATGCTTAACAAACTTTTGCAAGTTGCGCAAGGTGCGGTTTATACCGATGACGGAGGTGTTGTTGAGTTTGACGTATCTAATCGCATGACTGAGTTACTGAATGTGATTGAGCAAACTGACCATAAGGTATTGGTGTTTATCCCATATCGGCACACGCTTCAGATGGTTGAGAATACTCTACTCAAAGAAGGATACACAGTGCAGACAATTCATGGCGGCGTTGCTTCTACACGCCGAGCAGACATCATCAAACAGTTTCAAACCGAAGACGACCCACGCATACTCCTGCTAGTACCACAAGCTACTGCACACGGTATCACGCTGACTCGTGCCGATCAAGTTGTGTGGTGGGGTCCAGTAGCGTCCACAGAAATCTATTTGCAAGCTAACTCCCGAGCACACCGTGCAGGGCAGGTAAATCACGTTACGGTTACACACCTACAAGGTAGCCCTGTCGAGCGGCGCGTGTATACCATGTTGCAAAATAAAATAGATTTACATCAAAGTTTAGTAGATTTATACAAACAAGAGCTTGACATGTAAATTTGACAGTGTATAATTTCAATTTAGTTCAACGCAAATCAAAGGAGTCCTATGGATGCAAGCCAGTTAGTCAATGTGTATATCAAAATACGTGACGCTAAAGAAATGAAGAAGAAGCAGATGGAAGCTGAGATAGCTGACCTTGATGTTCAGCTTGATGCCGTTGAGCATGAGCTTCTAGAAATCTGCAAAGCCACTGGTCAAGACGGTGGCAAGACACAACATGGTTCGTTCACACGAGCCGTCAAAACACGCTACTGGACCAGTGACTGGGACAGTATGTACAAATTCATCCGTGAGCATGATGCCCCTGACCTTCTCGAACGTCGTATTGCGCAAGGTAACTTTGCACAGTTCGTCAAAGAGAATCCAGACAGCATGCCTGCAGGTGTGAATATCGAGTCCAAGTACTCGATCACGGTTCGCCGTTCATCCAAGTAACTTCCCAATAGGAAATCAAAATGAGTAACATGACACTTTTCAAATCCGGTTCCGTTATCCCTGACTATTTGCGTGAGGCTTCTGACGCTACTACCCGTGACATCGCAGGTAGCTCTGGCGGTAAGCAAATCTCAATCAAGGGCGGTGTGTGGCGTATGGTTGTAGGCGGTGAAGAAGTCGCCAAGAACGAAGAACGCGCCATGAACTTTGTGGTGATTGCATCTGGCAAAGGTGTGACCCGCACGTTCTATGCAGACAAATACGAAGAAGGCAAGGACATCAAGCCTGCCTGTTGGTCTGCCGAAGGCGTAGTGCCCAACGAAGAAGTGGCAAATCCACAAGCCAAGACGTGCGCTACCTGCCCACAGAACATCGAAGGCTCTGGTGATGGTAAGGCTCGTGCCTGCCGTTACAGTAAGCGTTTGGCTGTAGCTTTAGAGAACGACATTGGTGGCAACATCTACCGCCTGTCAGTCCCTGCCAAGTCATACTTCGGTCGTGCTGAAGGTGAGAAGATGCCACTGCAAGCGTTTGGTAAGTTCTTGTCAGGACATGGTATTCCGATTACAGGCATCGTGACCGAAGCTCGCTTCGACACAGCCGAAGCAGTGCCCGTGTTGAAGTTCCGTGCTGTACGCCCCTTGTCGAAAGAAGAGTGGGAACTGGGTAAAGCACAGAGCCAAACAGAAGACGCTCGTCAAGCTATCGAGTTGAAGATGGTTCCATCTAAAGCTGAAGGCATGCCTGCGTTACCACAGTCGTTCAAGGAAGCCCCTGCTGCCGTCGAGAAAGCGGAAGAAGTGGCGGAGCCTGTCAAACGTGCCCCTACCAAAGCGAAGCCCGAAGCTCCCGCTGCAGCAAAGAACGTATCTGACATCTTGAGTGACTGGGCTACTGACGAAGATGCGTAATAGACCACGGGGGCATGACACCCTCTTCATTCAGAAAGTTGAAGATGCAGACCAGAGGCCGATTGTTATGCAGTTGGCTGACGTTTGCATCAACAAAGGTACACCAATTACCGAGATAGCGCTAATGTTTGGCGTGACTCGTGCGAGTGTGTACAACTGGCTGACTGGTAGATCAGTGCCACGCGCTCGTTATCAGGCAGTAATGCCTAAAGTTATTGCACGTCTTTCAAAACGTAAGTAACCCTCGGGGGTAACAGGTAGCACTGTTGCCCCTATTTTTTTCTCCTCAACCCAGTGAGGTTCTGTGACTGACTTTCTCAAATCCGTTTTACCAACGCAGGGCTTGTATTGCACTGTGGGTATTCGGGCAAACGCTGTCAAGCAATCGTTCCAAGCGACGATTGAAGACGTGGAGGCAGTCGGCTCAGGTATGGATTCCCAAGGCGTGGACGCGTATTTTGCGCTTGCCACATTTGAAGATGACTCAGGTCGTAAGGCGGACAACGCCATCTTTCTGCGGTCGTTCTTTCTAGACTTAGATTGCGGTACAGGCAAGCCCTACGCTGATCAAGCTACCGCTGCCCAAGCACTATCCATATTTGTTGCTGACACAAAGCTCCCAAGTCCAACGCTTGTTAACTCAGGTGGTGGTCTCCACGTCTATTGGCCTTTGACCGAAGACGTGCCTGTATCCGAGTGGATACGACACGCAAAATCACTGAAGCGCTTGTGCGCTCAAAAGAAATTATTTGCTGATCCCGCCGTAACTGCAGATGCTGCACGTATCCTGCGCATACCCGGCACCCATAACTTTAAGAACGCAACCTCGAGACCTGTACAGATTATTGCAATGGGTACGCCTGTATCCCTTGTTGAGTTTATTGAGCCGTTACCCGCCCCTGCAATGGACTTGAGCGCAGCCAAACAGTTTGGCATGGACGAGACGTCTAAAGATATTGGTGGTACTGGCGACTACCCTAAGTGTTCGTTTAAGCGTATAGCTATCCGTAGCATTAACGGTAACGGCTGTGCGCAGATGAAACACGCCATTGAACAAGCCCATACGCTAGAAGAACCGTTGTGGAGGGCTGCGCTATCTATTGCGGTGCGGTGCGAAGACGGCCCTACGGCTATCCATACGCTGTCCAAACGGCATCCCGACTACTCG